CCAATCTTCATACTGGAGGTCATATTTAGCCTGTTGCTCGTTAGCCCATTTTCGGATAATTTCATACTGCTTTCTTTGTGCATCAGTAACAATTAGGCTTGTTCCAGTAGTTGGAATTGTAGCCATCTTTCTTGAAGGACTATCTGGATTAGCCATATCTTTCAAAGTAGTAAGAGCAGCTGTCTTAAATCCATAACCAGTTTGTGCCATAGTTGACCTGAAAGTATCCCACAGGTCTTTAGCTACAGATTCTTGCTCTTCCTCTGTCCGCATAGGATTTCCAGCTAAATCTATCGGATAAACTGTTCCAGTTGCTTCATCTAGTTTACCTATCTGACCGGATTCAAACCAAATATATCCTTCACGAATTTTCCCAACTGTAGTTAATCCGGTAGAATTATCTGTAAGTACAATAGGTTGACCCTCTGCGGCAACTTTCTCCATCAACTCTTTTAAGTTTTCAGCAGTTGCCTGGTCTTTACCAGTTATCCCAGCAACCTGCTTGTTAAAAGAAGCTATAATGTCAGCTTTTCTCTGGTCAATAGCCGATACAGACCCACTAGGAGGGTAAGCTTGCTCAAGAGCCTTGTGTATATCGGACTGACTCTTACTAAAAGCTACAGTACTAAGAATCAAGTTGGGATTGATAGACTGGTTTTGCTTAAACAATTGGTCAATATCTTCTTGGCTGAGAGGCTCTAAACCCCCCAGATTACCAGTTACAAGTTCTTCAGGACTTGCAGTTGCCATTTTAGCCGCATAATTTGTTATCCAGTCTTGTTCTTCCTGGTTAAATCCAAGCTCTTTCAGTTTGAACATGGATGTAAGGTCAGACTTATCAGCAAGAGTCTGCTCAATAGCCATAACCCTGATAGCTTCCTGGATTGTTGGAGCAAGACTTGTTACTTGCTGCTTTCTAAGTAACTCCTGATATTCTTGGTTATTCTGGACAAATTGAGGCTCAAACGTTTCCGGCGTAGTTCCCCAATCATATCCCCAGCTAGGTGGAGCAATCTTGGCTACTGTATTAATTAGACTGCCTGGCTTAGCAAATTCACGAACAGTTCGCTCAGGAAGTCCTACTTTAGACCAAGATTCTGGACTAAATTTAGTTTGCCAAAGTTTCTGCATCTCCTTATTCTGTTTTTCTATATCTTTAAGGAGATTCTGTTCATTATCACCAAACAATGTTGGAAATTTTGTATAATCTACTACAGTACTAGGTTGTGTCATTTTTATCTCCTTTATTTACCAGTAGCCCTTAAACTACCTTTACCAAGTGAATTTCTGAGTTGTCCTGGTGTAAATCCACCTTGTGCTTCTTGTGGCATAACATTAGTCGCAGCTAAGTTAGACTCACTTGTAGCACCAGCTTCCTTACTGGATTGTTCTGCAGTTCTCAATGAATTGTTACTTGCTTGCCCAGGAGCTGGTTGACCAAATTGTGTCTCCATCTGTTGAGCAGCTTTTCTGAACAGTTGTGCCTGTTTAACGTCTCCACGACTATCCAAGTAGTCTGCATAATAGTAGTATGAACTAATCTGTTGTATAAGCTGACTCATTGGACTGTTAAGTATTTTGTCCAACTGCTTCTTCCTTATAATAGCTTGTGGGTCACTTAGATGGAGTATTTCAGTAATAATTGTGGATTCATCCAGTGTGTCCCGCAACATTCCGGTAATTGTACCACGTTCCAGCCAATCTTTCGGTGTGGCTACTTCTGACTCAACCACCACATTAATATCTTCTGGTAAATCGTTGCTTTTCAGTTCACCAAAAGATTTATCCTTAATCAAGAGTGTTCTCTTCCCTGTCTTGATGTTGGACAGGAAAAACTTATCACCTACTGATAAAACAAAGTGTTTGGCATCCATGTAAGGGTACAGTATCTGGTTAGCTGAACTGGTAGCCATACGTTCTAGTCCATATCCAGACTCCGTGTTCATCATGCCATATACTGCATCTGAGAAGAAACCTTTTTGTAATTCTCTTCTGATTTCCTGCAAGTTAGCTTGTACCTCTATCGGAATAGGTATAGGCTCAACACGCTTTAAGCCAGGGTCAGTAGGACTATAGTGAAAGAGTGCTCCCCTTTCTCTAAGTTGCTGAGGCGTAGCTTGTGGGACAGCACTAAATTCCTCTGTTACACCTTGTACTGAGTCCCTTAGTGACTGGCTCATCATAGATTTCCACTTGTTAAAAGCTAGGACAACTTTCTCATTTACATCAAAGATTGACCTGCCAACTACACGCTGGTAATTATCGATATTGGGGTCAAGAGCACCCCTATCAGGAAAGCCACCTACTGGAGCTGCAATTATTTTTGCCTCTGGTCTAGGAACAACTCCAGTCACATCTTTACCACCTATTAGGATGCAGTTGTATAGTGTTCCAGCATCATCCCAATAATAATAATCTGCAACATCCTCATCACCAGTTGTATCAGTGGGAAGATAGGTGTAGTTCCATTTATTTTGTCTGGCTTTACTCTGAATACTTACTTTAGATTCTTTGTAAGCATGAACAAGTGAGGACATTCTTCCGTTAGAGTATCTAGGATATACTGTATAGGGATTCCAGACTTCTGCATTAAACTGACCATCTGGTGTTACTGAATAGCGAACACTGTACCAGCCTAGTATTAGTAAGAAAAAGCTAAACTCATCAATAAAAGGCATTGAACCACCAGATTGTCTGGACATATCTAGTGTACTCCAGATATACTTGCAGGCTCTATCTATTAAGGCTCGTCTGTCCATATCAGCAGGAGACTCACCTGGCATAGATATTGTATGACTAATGTTTCCAGTTGTTAGTAAGTAATGAGCCATGTTGTAGAAAGTTTGAGGCTCATTAGATACATAAGACTCCATGCCACGACTTGCTAACTCATCTACCATTGTAAGTAGACTGTAACTTGTCCTGAACTTCAGATTCCGTTGCTGCCAAGCCCGCTGCAAGTTTTCTATGTCAGTTTTTATTTCCTGTAAACTAGGTGTTCTTGATACAACTGTTATATTTGGCATATTACTGCTCCTTTATTACTTACCATGACCAGCCTGGCACATTACCTATGTAGCCAAGTGCTGTACCGGAAAATTCACTTACTGCATTAGCAATCATCAAGGCTATAGCCAGGTCATCAAAGCTCTGTGCAGTAGGTCGAAGTTTGACATACCTGTAACTCCTAATTTGTCTTACAAGGTTAACATCCCAAGTCTGTATTATTCCAAGTCTATCTTTTAATTTGGTCATCATAAAATGGCGAGTCTGGTCATTTCTCCACCAACCAAACTGATTCATCACCTTGCCAGTCAAGAAGTCTCTTTGCTGGTACAAGTTTGTGTAATGGAGTGACTCTAGCTGACCTAAGACTGCATAGCCAGTAAAGTTCCGCTCAATAGCAATCATAGCATTGTTGTAGATTACAGCTAAGTCCCTTAATATCTCGGCAAACTTATTGGGGTCTAGTCGAGCCTGGAATGTAGCACATACCCTTCTTTGCTTGTCAAGAACTACTGCAGTACTGTAAGAACCTGTAGGTGCTCCAGCTGCTGAGTCAGCCCCAATAACATACTGTTGTTTGTCAAGGGGTTTAATCCAGGTAAGCCAGCCACTTTGATGTCGCTCACCCTCATAACAACCTTGAGCTAGCTCGGTAATACGCATAGTATCAAATACAGGGTCGCCTACTGTGATAAAACAACTTATCTCATCTTCAGGATATTCCTGCCAAAAAAGTCCTTGTTTCTCAGCTATCTTCCATCTGCGCCACCTTATCTGGTCATAGGTAAGATGGAATCGTTCTACAAGGTCTGTTTCTTCTCCAGTTAATGTCAAAACTGGTATATTATCACCAGGTAGACACATTGGGGAAGTAAAAGGTATGCTGTACTCTGGTGTCCACCACCAGGGATAAAAGAAAGGTTTAAAAGGATTCTTACCCTCTCTGGCTCTTTTCCATTGTTCATAAAAGATATTATCCTCACCATTTGGAGTACACTCTATTGTTATTTCTC